CCCGGCGCGCAATACAACATGGACACGCTCTCCGCCGAACGGCAGCGCATCAGCAATATCCTGCGCAACGCCGGTTACTATTTTTTCCGTCCGGACTACATCGACTACCAGGCCGACACGACACAGCGCCCCGAACGGGTACAGCTGCGCATGCAGGTCAAGCCGACCGTTCCGGAAGTGGCGTTACGACCGTACACGACCGGCAGCCTCACCGTACAACTGCAAAATATCCGTCCCGGGATTCAGGATACGCTTCGGTTGCAGGATTACCGGCTGATCTACCAGAAAAAACTGAAAATCCGCCCGAAAGTACTCTCCAAAGCCATCACGCTCGACAGCGGCAAGCTGTTCACGGTAGCCGACCAGAACAAAACCCTGACCAACCTGAACAAACTGGGCATATTCCGCTCGGTAAACCTCAGCGTCACGCCTCCCGATTCGCTGCACGGACGCGATACGCTCGATGTGGAAATAGCCGCCGCTTTCGACTATCCGCTGGAGGCGGAACTGGAAATGAACGTCACCTCGAAATCGAACAGCCTCCTCGGGCCGGGACTCTCCCTGCGCATAAACAACAACAATCTGTTCCGGGGCGGGGAAGTACTCTCGCTCCGACTGAACGGTTCGTACGAATGGCAGACCGGGAACAGGAATTCGGGAGGGACGAAAGCCTCGCTGCTCAACTCCTACGAATTCGGGCTCAACGCATCGCTGGAGTTCCCTAAACTGATCTTCCCCGGTTTCTTTTCGCGAGTCACCGCTTACCCGTCACGTTCCCGCATCCAACTCGGCGCAGACCTGCTGAACCGTCCCAAGTTCTTCAAGCTGATTTCGTTCAGCACCTCGCTCAGTTACGACTGGCAGAGTTCTCCGAACAGCTATCACTCGGTGTCGATCCTGAAACTCACGTACAACCGGCTGCTGCACACATCAGCAGAATTCGACTCCACCCTGAACGAAAACCCGGCCATCGCGCTGAGTTTCCGCAACCAGTTCATCCCGGCCATGTCGTACACCTATACATTCGACAAAAGCTATCCGCGCAACCGGTTGTACTGGCAGAGCAGTTTCACTTCGGCCGGCAACCTGCTGTACGGCATTATGGAATTATGCGGACAAAAAGGCCCTAAAAAGATTTTCAACAACCAATTCGCCCAATTTATCAAAGCGACGAGCGAAGTCCGGTTCTATCAGCGGATCGGCGAATCGGCCAGCTGGCTGGCTTACCGCTTTATGATCGGTGCTGCGCATCCGTATGCGAATTCTCAAGTCATTCCTTACAGCGAACAGTTCTATATCGGAGGAGCCAACAGCATCCGCGCGTTTACAATCCGCTCGCTCGGCCCGGGCAGTTACCGTCCGCCCGCAGACAATAAAAACGGTTATCTCGACCAAACCGGAACTTTCAAGTTGGAAGCCAACGTCGAATTTCGGTTCAAAATGATCGGCAAGCTCAACGGCGCACTATTCGTAGATGCGGGCAATATCTGGCTATTGAAAAAAGACAAAGACCGCCCGGGAGCCGAACTGACCTGGCGAGGATTGGGGCGCGAAATTGCGTTGGGCACCGGTTTCGGCCTGCGTTACGACATCAGTTACCTGGTGATCCGGGCCGACCTGGGTATCGGCATCCACGCCCCATACGATACCGGGAAACACGGATACTACAACATCCCCAGCTTCAAAGACGGCCTCGGTTTCCACCTGGCTATCGGCTATCCGTTCTGACCGGACATAACCACATTGCCTCCAACAAATGGAGGATTACCGTCCTGGACTGGCAATTTCACTTAAGATTGGCTATTTTTGCACGAATTCAAATTGCGACAAATGACAAAACTGGTTATTTTCGATCTTGACGGCACCCTGCTCGACACGCTTGAAGACCTGGCCATCAGCACAAATCACGCATTGGCACAAAACGGATTCCCGCAACACGACACCGAAGCCTACCGTTTTTTCGTCGGCAACGGCATTACCAAACTCATGGAACGGGCGCTACCCGAGGACCAGCGCAATGAAAAGACAGTCCTCCGGGTACGGCAGGATTTCGTCGACTATTATTCCATGCACAATATGGACTATACCAAACCTTATCCGGGCATTCCCGAGTTGATCGACGACTTGCAAAAGCAGGGGCTCCGCATGGCTGTCGCCTCGAACAAGTATCAGGCGGCCACGGGAAAATTGATCGACCGCTATTTTCCTGCAGGCACCTTCGCCGCCGTGCACGGCCAACGTGAAGAGATCCCTCCCAAACCCGATCCGACGATCGTCCGGAACATCCTTACGGAAACCGGTTCCACGTCGGCAGATACCCTGTATGTCGGAGACAGCAGCGTCGATATGCGCACGGCAGCCAATAGCGGGCTCCGGTCAGTAGCCGTAACGTGGGGATTCCGCCCGCGCAAAGAACTCGAAGAGAACGGAGCGATGTTTGTCATCGACCGACCGGAACAACTGCTGGAGATCGTCAGGACGGAATAATACATCTGTGTATTCAATACGAAGAGGCGGGCCTCTTCATTTCTTTCGTTCCAAATAGTCCGTTATCTAAACCGATATCCGACGGTAAATGCAAATGCGACGGTATGCATGGGGAAACCAAATTCATCCACACTATATTTTACACCCGCATTATAACGGGCCTCGAAAATTACCCCGCAATTCAATTCATAAGAAAGTCCGACAGGAATCGCCCAATCCGTAGATGCTGAACTGGAGCGTATAGAGCTGTTATAAACTTCACTTCCATCTAAAAAAAAGGCGGGTTGTATACCGGCTTTGACAGCCAATGACCTGGTCAGATAAAAATTAACCAAAACAGGAATTTGCAAATAGTCCAGTTTCATTCGGTTTTCACCATCACCATTAAGCTTAATATCAGCACCCTGACGTGCATAAAGCAAGTCTGCTGAAAGCGCCCAGCGGGAATTAAAACGATAATCCGCAAAGAAACCTCCTGTAAATCCGGCACGATACGAACTCTGGCTTTTTTCACCTTTGGGGATCGTCAGGGAAGTCGCGGCAACCCCGGCTTTCACACCGAACCCCAATTTACGCTCCTGAGCCGACGAAACGATTACCATCATCGTGCATACACAGATTAATAACAACTTTCGCATAATCAACAATTATTAGAAGGATGGTTATTTAGGCCTGATGCCAGTCAATTGTTTCAATTCATATCTGTATTGTCCTGGTTTTCCATCGAACGGAATCAAATTATCCGATTCCTCCGGAGTACTCGGTGAAAAAACTTCGCTTAAGAAATAACCGTCTCCTCGGCTATCCCAGCCCCAATTACAATGTAACCAATATTTCGATATTCCTGTCACATCTGAATAATTTTCCTCTATTTGTTTCGTTATCCTGACAAAGAACATTATCTTTGTCAGGATGCAATAAAGGGGCTGACCGGTTTTGACAGCAGGTAGAGTCTGATTGTAAGCATGCCGAGCGTTGTGTGGAGGCTCGTTAAAGTGAACGCTCAAACTACAAATGGCAATAATAGCTACGCACTCGCTGCTTAATTTTACCAAGTAAAATGGCTTAATCCCGCGGTCCAAGGAGGCTGAGGGACGAGTACCCCGCCGAAGACTCCGCCCGGTAGTCAAGAGGCATACGGGGTATCATCAGAACTGGGATAGCGGTTCAGGCGCCTGGAACGAATCGCGAAATTTACAGGCTGGGGTCATGGCTGGGTCGCCTTCGACCAGGTCACGGCAGAAGGATTAACCGAAGGATAAGCATGTAGAAAGCTCTTGGGTTCCTTGTTTGGACGAGGGTTCGAATCCCTCCAGCTCCACTAAAGTACTGAAAGTCAATATATTCAGCACTTTACAACAAAATCATTCGTGTCTATTCATGTCCGTCACTGTTAGGGGTAACTAAAACGGACGACGATGAGAACACGTAAAAATGATTTGATACTGCCACAACTCAGGCAGTCAAAAGGGAAGTTTTATATCTCATACAGCTGCTATCGGCCGCAATGGGATAGGATGGTCCGCTATAAAATACATAGCGGCCTTATGGGTTGCACATCCGCTGATCAGGCGGCAGAAATTGCACGGCCAATTCTCAACGAATACACGCTCAAATTGAAAAACGGTTGGCGTCCATGGGATAGCGAGCAATTTTATTATGACGATTTGTGCGACTACTCCGCAGTACGCAATAGGATAGGGGCTCATAGATTTGACAGCCGCCAGATCCGTAAATGCGTCTCCGAATTCATCAAAAACAAAAGAGCCGAAGTCTCCCAAAAGACAATGGAATCATACGTTTCCAAGTTGCGCCTTTTTTGTATGTGGTTGGAAAATTCAGAGAAATACCGAAAACTGAAACTCTATCAAATTACACCGGAGATCATTCACGATTTTTTCATATACCTGATTAACAAACGAAAATTAGACCGACTGACAATTGAAAAATACAAGATAAATTTAAGTCAGTTATTCAAGTTTTGCGTTGACCAGGGTTACATAAAATCTTCTCCAGTACAGCAAGTACCCAAACCGCCAAAGACCAAAGATATGGCCGCAAGACCACTCAGTGATAAGCATCTGGGCTTGCTCTTCCGCTGTGTCGAAAAAAACGACCAACAGTTCTTTTTGGCATGCATGTTCCAATTTTTCCTTTGTTGCCGACCTGGAAACGAATTACGATTGATGAAGATCGAAGATGTCAACCTATCCAACAGAACGGTACATATCAGGGAGGAAACGGGAAAAACAGGAGCAAGAATCATTACGATACCGGAAGCATTGATCAATGTATGCCAGAACTACCATCTTGAAGCCTATCCTGCAGACAACTACATCTTCACAATCCGGAACATACCCGGTCCGGTACCGGTCGGCAAAAACTATTTCAACCGTCGATTTCGTGAGTTCAGAGACCGACTCAACCTCCCGAACGGATACAAATTCTATTCTCTAAAACATACAGCAGCTGGAAAACTACTTGAATCCGGTGCAACAATTGTGGAAGTGATGAGTCATCTCGGGCATAAAGATTTCGAATCGACGATCCACTATATTCGACGACACTTCGGTAGCAGAAGCGAAAAGATCAGTAGCTTCCGTCCTGATGTCTTGAAAGGAATCATATAAATTAAATAACAAGGGAAAGGGAACACTGGTATGTTCTTCCCTTTCCCCTTGTCAATCCAATCGTTCAGAAAATTTTTATTTTCCTTTTAACCATCCAGCCGACTATCAAAATACATCCCCCACCTATAACCCATACCCACCACGGCACAGCCCTTTTCGTTTTTACAATGTCTGATACCTGATTCTGCAATTCTACATTGTACTTTGACCGGTCGGCGATGGAATCCGATTCGTGAATGTGGGTTTCGGTTTTGGTAGTGGCTTGCGTCTGCTGCTGCGTCTGCTGACGCTCCCGGATCGTCGTGCGCTCTTTCAACGGCGGGGTACCTGTGGCCGGGTCGGTCGGTTTGTCTGTGTCGAACTTCTCGATGATTACCTCTTTGTCTTTGGTCCCGGATGAATCCTCCGTCACACGCGATTCCATCCGCCCGGAGAAATCTTTATTCCGCTTCTGCGTTACATTCGCCTCGGTTTTATCGGTGATCTTCGTCTCGGTGGACGATGACACCTTACGACTGGCCGAACAGCCCAGAAGGCCCAAAACGAGGGTTAATAGTATCAGCCGTCTCATTTCTTGTGCAGGATTTGCCGCCGGTTCTTACCCGGCGAGTATGAAATGTGAATCCAGCTATATCCCGCCTCATCGATCAGTTGGTCGAAATCGAAGCCTCCGTCCACGATCATTTTGAACAGTCGGTTGTTTTTGGCCGGGCTGCCGACAGTAATATCGGCGGCTTCACCCCGAACGTGCTGACTGGTTGGAACGCCGCCGATTTCGGGACGGCTGTTCAGCACCGGGCACCGATAGCCGCTGTTTACGGTGATCGGGCCGCCCCACTTTTCGCGGATCGGATCGAGCAGGTTGTTTATGAGTGTCGAAAGTTTGATTTTCACTCCCGGCGGCGGGGTATTGTCGATCCCGAGCGTCCGAGCCTTGGCCGAGGCGGTCAGTTCGGGAATGGTAAAGTATTTCATGGCTCCTCCTGTTTTTTATTCGTGAGTTCCTCCACCAGTTTTTTCAAATCGTCTTTGTTGGCGATGATTTTCCCGGCCAGCAGCGCCGATTCCGCAAACTTGGTCTTGTCCTCCGCCTTCTCGAAGATGCTTTTCAGCTCGATGAAGCAGAGGAACAGCGCCCCGATGATCGTCAGGTAAGGCAGGCACGGCAGAGAGCAAAAGCTGTGCGCCTGGGAGACGATCAGCAGCGCGTCCATAATCGAGACCACCAGCAGCATGTTGTAGTATCGGGCGATCTTGTCTACCGTGCGTTTGTAGCCGTTACTCATGCGCAGTTCGTGCCGGCGGCGGGCTTTGCGCACCCCGCTCCACAAATCCATTACGATTGCGCCGAACACGCACAGGTAGATGAACGCGAAAAGGCTCAGGTTATCGGCGAGGGCTTGTAAATTCAAATGTTCCATATTCGTTATTTTACTGGCCGGGAAAGCCCGGAGGAATTTCCGCCGGGTTCTGCCGCCGAATAATTATCCGATCATTACGATGGCCCACATCACCAATGCCCCGGCCATCATGGATACAAAATCCTTCCAGAACTCCGGCTCTGTGTAGTTACCGTTCTTGTCCTTGTATTCCTTGCCGGAAGTCTGTTTGATCCCGGCCCACGCAATCGCCACGATCAGCGCAGGAAAGAACGAGAACACGCCCATGTTCAGGGCCACTCCGCAGATTGCAGTCACCACCACCCCGATGATGATCTGCCAAAGGTTTGATTTTGTCATTGTAGTTTGGTTTTAGAGATTACTTTTTCGTTTTGGCTGCCGGTTTCTCCGGAGCTTCCGGCTCGGGCTGCTTCACCAGCTCATCGAGCATCATGCGCTCCGAAGTGGTGAGTTTGTTTTCCTCCCAGAGCGCATCGGCCCCGGCCTCCGAAAGAAACGGCTTGAGTTCGACATCCGACGTGTCCACCTTGTTCATATCGTCGAGGAATGAAGCGACAGCCGTCTTGTCGTTACCTTCGGCAATCCTTCCGGTGTTCGGGTCGATCTCGATTCCGTACTTCTTCATCGCCGTGCGCATCTTCTCGTCGCGCATTTCGAGGTTGTATTTGGCAACCTTCATCACCTCGAGCAACCCTTTGCGCTCATCGTGAGAAATGCTTCCGGAACTGATTTTGCCCAAAAGCTGGGTCAGTGCTACAAGTTCGATCTTTTTCATTGCTGATTAATTTTTGGTTGCAGGATTGAAGTTGTCAGCGGCATACGTCCGTTTACAGGCCACGTGATCCCATTTGGTAGTTTTGACGTTGTCAAACACCTTAACGCCCCCTGCGACACTCAACTCGCCATTGATTCGCAAGTTGGCCCCTGTTGCCAATGCGCGCTGTACACGTTTGAGGAACCGCGCGTCTCTTTTCTGTCGGAAGTAATTGATAATCTTTTTCATCTTTTTGAGTTTTTAGGGTTACGCTTCGACTACTGATTCAGGCTGTTCGGTCATCGTCAGCGCGATGGCGTCCATCTTCTGCATGAACGGAGTGAGGATCGCCTGCGCCTGCGAGAAGTACTCCACATCCGCGCTGATCTGCATCTTGCCGTCCGCGTACTGGTTGAACGACGCTTTGACTTCTCCGTTCTCGGTGATCTGGCCGCCCGTGTAGGAAGCGACCACGGCATTGGTCATCGTTACCTCCGCCGAAACTTCGGCCGAACCTACGCTTGCCTTGATAAGCCGCTGAATCGTTTGTGCGGTGATCTTGTTCTCGTTGATAATTGCATTTACTGTTGACATAATTGAAAGATTTTATTGGTTGATAACAAATTAGATGTTCCTTGCCTGTATCTGGAAGGTTCCGGTCTGGTCGAGCAGTTCGCCGAATCCGAGTTTGATGTATGAGTTCACAACGCCGGTCGGATAATTGTCCAACTGAAATTCCCCGTTATGCCATGCGAATTGCTCGATTTCCAGTACATAGTCCCGGCTTTCCCCGGCAGCCAAAACAATCATCGAAACCCTGTTTCCCGTTGTGGCATCCAATACGAGGGGCGTCCCTTTTTCGACCGTCCCCCAGAATGATACCACTTCCACTTCTTGCAGCGTGGTGTATCTTACTTCGTGTTCTGCGATATTGGTGATCGTCACCTTGACGTACGCATACTGAGTACCGTGGAACAGCAACGGAGAGGAGGTAAAGTTGCTGAACGGATAGAAAGTGTATTTTGCACCGTCGGTGTTTATCCCGGTCATCTTGGCCGAAATCAGGATCGAGTTGAAGATATTGATCGGAACAGGATTTATGAACGTGCTGTTGTGATACACTACCAGCGGATCGACTTCCAGATCGCTGATGTTCCATTCGTCCTGATTCGTCCATGTGGACTTCTTTTTGCTCAGCACGAAAAGCATGTATTTGTGGTGCGTTCCTGCTCCGATTTCGAAGAAGTCCACGGTAATACTATTGCCGCCCTCGCCGATGGTCTTGTCGCAAGTGATTAATTTACCCTCGGTAGCGGTCAATGAGGTAAGCAAGGCAAAACCCCAGTAATAGTATTGAATCCCTTTCATGTTCAGCGCTGAAACATTCGTCTTGCTGCTTGCTGGGATCTGCTCGAAAGTGAACGTGCGGGTGGTATAACCCGTATCGGACATATTGACGCTGACGGTTCCCGTACAACCCGAACTGAGGCAGGGCCGCGCGGTGTGCTCGTAACCGCCGAAATCGGTCAGTCTGTACGGACTGAGCCGTCCGCCGACGGGTTTGTCCCGCGTCCAGTTCAAAGCCGTATCCACGGGCAAAGTGAGTTCCGGGATGTTGATCCCGAAATTCTGCTTGATGTTGGCCGGCCAGTCCGTATTCGGATCGGTAGACTGAGCCTGCGAATCGATGGGTTTGTAGTAGGAGAACATGTTTACCTTATCCTCCAGGCAAAGCCCTCCTACGTCTGTTTTCGACGATCCGAGCGTGCGGCGCACGAGGTCGATTGAAATATTCGTTTTTCCGAGTGCCATATTCTTATGCTGTTGCTAATGAGGTTACGCCGCCCGTAGCGACAAGGTTTCCGTTCACGCGCAGTGCGCCGTTGTATACGTCGATGGTTATTCCGCCGAGTACGAGCTTGGTGGCAGTCAATGTATTTGCAGTCCAATTCACCGTTGAAAGATTAGCGTTGACTGTCGTATAGAGTTCGCATGAACGATTCCACGAAGTTCTATTGGCATCCGAGCTCATTGCAAACACCCGCATATCATGCCGGTCCACCCCGATAGCCGTTGCACCACCGGCGTCACTACCCGAGTACGCGTCACAGATCAACCAGTTCTTGTAGTGGCTATTCCCGTTGACCGGAGTATTCATCATTAGACAGCCAAACCGCTCTTTGCCAAAATAACCTGGTCCTTGCTGACCTCCACTACCCGTATAGCGAGCGAAAAGTTTATCGGCCGACCCGGAAAGATCGCCCACAAAGGTCGGTGCGGTGACAGTACCGGCAGCGGTGATGTTCTTCGCGGCCCAATCCACAGTCGAGAGGTTGGCGTTTTTCTCATCCCAAATTTTTACCCATCCTCCGTTATGCAAGGTTCCAGAAGTCACCCGTTTATAGTACAGCGTATTGTCATTGAACGGAACTGCCAGATCGGTATAATACCCGGCGCTGTTCCCGTGGTTAAAGCGCAGGATGTGCCACCATGCCGTCGTGGGTGTGTCGTTTATTTTTGCTGCTGCTCCGGCAGTACCTGCCAGGTTAAAATAATTTATACCATTCCAGCCATAGGTCATCTCGCTATTCGAGTTTAGCCGGTTGTTCGTCACACTAAGCGACACGTTCGCCGAGCCGTCCATCGATACATTGCCAGAAGCCGAGCCGGTGAGGGTGAGGGTGCGCGCTGTCGCCCATTTGCTGGCCGATACCGCATTGGCAGTCTTTAGGAGATAGTTATCCGGCTTGAAATTACCGGAGTGGTAAACGGTGTAATCACTACCCGGATCTACCGGACGATAGATCAGGGCATTATTAGTATGGACGAACAAAATACTCGTAACGCCGGTATTTGTTTGTTCAAACTGAAGCTGAGGATGTGCCCCTGTTTGGCATTTCATTATGCCGGAAGTGAAACCATTGGCAACAGTTAAGCTTCCGGTTATGGTTTTATTGCCTGTTAACGGCAGGTAATTGTCCGGATTGAAGTTTCCGGAGTGCCACAAATTGACAAATGCTTGCCACTCTCCGTTTACCATCCTTCTGATCTGGAACACATCCTGATCATGGCAATTGTAAAGTTCGGTCATATAATTGGAAGTCTGCCCGAATTTTATAAAAGGCCCGTTAAAATTACCTCCGGCAGAACTTCCACTATAGCCTGCGCCTATTTCATTGCTATTATCATTTACACCTCCCATCCCCAGATAAGGGAATTTGCTATCAGGGTTGAAGTTGCCCGAATGGTAAAGGATAAATTGAGTTCCAGCCGTGTTGATAAATCGGGGAGCTGCATCGTTATTTATAATTAATGACGGAGAAATTGTTCCGTTGGCATATTGCATAAAGGCACCGTTAAGTCCTTGTGCTATTACCCCAAAATAGCCGCTTACCGTAGAGCCGTTCATCATGTACTTTGTACAGGCTTGAAGGCTCGAACCTGTTATGATTAGAGGCGCAGAATTACCTGTATTTGTAAGTGTCCCCCCGGATAGTGGCAGGTATGTGTTGCCGATGGCTCCGAGAAACGAAGCGGAGATCGTGAACGGATAACCGTCCGGGGTGATCGCGCCGGTCAGGGCCTGTTTGAGCAGGTCGTAATCCAATCCGCCGCCACCGCCGCCCGAAGATGGGCCGGTAGCATACGCGCTGATGCCTGCAACGCTGAGAAAGTCCAGCTTTGCCGAAATCACCCGTACGCCGTTTACCGTTTTTAGCTCGAAGGCTTCATCCCAAACGGACTTATCCAGCTTGGACGAGGGATTGAAATTACCGGAATCGTAAATCATGTAGTTTTCAGCCACTCCGCCTGCCCCCCTGTATATTGAAGCCGGAGAAACCAAAATCAAACGTCTACTTCCTGTCCCGATAGCCGTAACATATCTTGCATTAGGTGTATCATATAACACACCGGCAATATTACCCCCATCGGAACCCCTTAGAGACCTGCCATTCGATCCAAAGGTGATATCCCCCGTCATCGTACCGCCGGAAAGTAGCAGGTAATTCCCCGGATTGAAGTTGCCGGAATGGTATATTATTCCGTCGTTGGTGCCATTGTACCTCCATTTCAGATCGTTGCCATGCCGAAAAAGCAGCCTCTCTGAATTATCCGCTGTTGCGCGAAAAGTTAACTGAGGGTATGCACCGCTATTCGCCAGGATGAACGAGCCGATAGTGATTACATTACCGGTTAGGGTGCCTCCGCTCAAAGCCAGCGCCCCGACCTCGGCGGCAGTATAGGTCGGCTTCGAGGCCGCTTTAGCCCACGGGTATACGTCAGAGGCCGGAAGAGATGTAGGTGCACCGGACACGTCCGCCCACCGGGTCGGGTAATACTCCGGTTTTCCGGTGATCTGATCCCACGACGAAGCCCCGGCGATGGACGAGACCGGCACGTTTACAAAATGCGTCCCGTTGTACTTGAGAATGTCCCCGGAGGCAAGATTAGTCACTGCCACGTCCACCAGATCGACCAACGCACCGGAGAAGCCGCCGGAGAGGGTGCCGTCCGCATAGGCTGTGATTCCTTTGAGCCCGAGAATATCGTACTTGACTTTCAGCACTGGCGTGCCGTCCACCGTGACCACTTCGAATACGGCATCCCATGTTGGCTTAGGCAGATAGTTGCCCGCTACAACATCATCGGTAAACTGCGATAGCTTCGTAGGCCGACCTGTTACACTCGTCCACGCTGTAGGATATACGGTCGGTTTATCCGCCACCAATTCCCAACTCGTCGGGTAAACCGTAGGCTTACCGGAAAGGTTGGCCCAGGTCAGATAACTTGAAATATCGCTTGCCTTGAGGTAACTGTTTGCGGTCAGGTATTGTGCAAGGGCCGCAGTATCGAGACCGACCAGATCGGCGAGCGGCTTTGCAGACCAATGTGTAGCCCCGGCCAGTTGTACCATCACCCGGTCGGCGGTAGGCACAGCGTCGGCCCACTGCCCGACGTTGACCAACTCTCCGAGGGAACCGGATGCACTGCCGCCGGAGGTGGAACCCAGGCCGTAAGCGCTGATGCCTTTGAGGCCCGCAATATCCAACTTCACGTTCAATACCCGCACGCCGTTAACCGTAGTCACCTCGAATACCTCGTCCCAGACGGATTTCAGCAGATAATTGCCCAGGCTCGATGCTTTGGCGAAATTCTGTCCGAGCACCCATTCCTTCGTAGCGTACAGGGCCAACCCGTCGCTGCCGATGAATCCTTGTGCGGCAACCCATGCCTGCGTCGCGTATTTGTTGGCGGTCAGGTATTCAGCAAGCTGTGTTTCATTCAACCCGAAATCCAAATCTCCACGTAGCGACACTTTCCCGGCCAATATGGAAAAATAGGCCGGGTCGAACGCGGCGATACCGAGACGGGAATCCGAAGCTACCGGTAAATCGTCCTCCGTAAATACGCTCCCCGCGTCGATCTCCGCGCCGGAAGTCATCGACAGGAATAGGTGCCGGTTACGAATCACCGCGTCCAGAATACCCACACCGTCGGAACCATGTCCGTCGGCCACGGACAAAACGAACCGTGCGCGGTTCAGGTACGAAAGATCGGGATCGGTAGATTCCGTATTTTGTATGAATGTCGTCACAAGCCTCATAGGTTGATGCCTCCGATTTTACAGCCCATCAAATAGATTACATCGGTCATTGCTATTGCTACCTTCCCGGTTTCCCGCTCTGTTAGTTTCACTTCGATTTTGAGCAGTCCGGGGTATATTTTACTGGTAAAAGCAGCGGGAACGGTTACGGTCAGTTCCGAGGTTCCTACGCGGTTCACGATCAGATACCCGCCCTCGTTCGTACTCATCGTGAGAATACGTCCGCGCGAAGCGTTGTACAGGATCGCTGTAATGTCGTACCCGGTGATGTCCACCGGTACGTCTGCATCGTCCTCGTATGCGGCGAAACCGACTGTTATGGTCTCTCCCTGATAGAAATTATTACCCGTTGCCATGTCTTAAAGAATCATCCCGCCCCGGATCGAGGGGCATTTTACCAATGGTTTGTACTCCGGGAAATCCTCCCGGTGCGCCTCGATATGCCGGATTGCTTTGCCCAAAAGAGCATTGGCACTGTTCAGTGCACTATCCATCGCCAATTCCCGCTGTTTGTCCGTTGCGGCATTCGCATGGTTCGCATAAGGAAGCATCGCGCCGGTGTTGCCTACCGGTGTCGATACCTCCGGGATCACGTCGTGCCGGACAAAATACGCGAGGGCCGGTTTGAGGTAAGTGTTTACGAACTCCGGATATCTCCCTTCGGTCATCGCGTCATACATTTCGCCGAACGCGGGACGGATGTAGCGCTCCTGCGCCGCCTCGATTTTCGTCTCCTTGATAATCCCCGGCGTGATCTGCTCCACACTGGAGAATGCCAGGTCGATAACCTCGTTACTCGTTATCAGTACCATTTTTCGACTGTTTTAGGTTTGCCAGGAAAACCTGCTGTTTCGGGTCGTTCTCGTCGTAATCCAGCCCGTCGGCCTTGCGTGCTTCCCACACCATCATGTACGAGGGTTTCAGGGTTATGGGGGGCCGGTTGATGATTTGCAGCGATGAGGTGTCTATTCCGGCCATATTTTCCAATACTTCCCGGATCGGCTCCATCAGTTCGGCCTGTTCGCCGAGGATCACCGTATTCAGTGCGATTTCATACTCATGCAGGATACGGTCAGAATTAAATCCCGACGTCCAGTCCAATCCGCTCAGTGACCGGAACCACGAATGAGCAACAACAATATCTGTTGTAGACTGCTCGTGCAGTGCCTGCCAGTCTCCCTCGTTCGACGAAGTGATCGGAATGAATTTCGACCCGTCCTCGCCTCCGCTGTTTTTTACCAGGAACAATACTTGCCCCGGTTTCCCCGCAAACTTATTTTGTGCCGCTTCGGCGATCTGTTTGGCCTCTTCCTCGTTGTTCACATCGCTGTCGAGGGTCATCACGCCCGAAAGCTGGAACGAGTTGTCCAGACGGCTGATATTCCATTTGTCCGTCTTGTAGGCGATGGCCGACACATTCAACCCGGCGATATAGGGCGGCACGCCGTAGTTCTCGAACATCGGCTCATAATCCTTGTAGTGTATAATCGAGCGCAGCGTACCGTCCGGGGCTTCGTCGAACTGAGGATAAAGTGGCAAGATGGGCGCTTGCGTCGGTGTGTATTCCCGCCAGTTGTGGCAGAGGATAATGTGTGATTTGTCTTTCGACAGGCGGCATTTGGTCGCATCCTGATGGTAGAATGAGACGAACGAGCATTTGCGGTTGGTTACGATTTCAAGAAAAGCATTCCCGAACAGGGCTTTGTCGAATGCCAGCTTGTTGAGCACCTGCCGCAGCGTTTCGCCTGTCCCGTTGGCCGCCTCCACGATCATTTCCAACTCCGGTCGGTTTTCATCGAAGGAAAACCCTTTGCCGGAGATATAATCCGCTTTGTCGTTGATGATCCGCCGGTGCGCCGTCGAACGCCGTGCAAGGATGGCAAGGGCATAGGGAAACATATTGTCGGTTCCCCACCTCCAGCAGTTACCCGTGGCGGCCATCGTCGAACCTATCGAAACGAACGGATCGACCCGGTTTTCGGTCACGAAGGCTTTAACGGTCTTGTTCGTCTGTTTTTGCTTTCTCATCGCTCGAAACGCTTACCCCTTTGAACAATACTACATCGTGCAGGTATTTCAGGTCTTTTTGTGTGCAGCGGGACAGGACAAACCGAGCCCCGTCCGTCCGTTTGTAGGGCGGTGCCGCCGCCACGATTTCGGCGTTTTCATAGCCGGGTCTAATGCTGTATTTCTTTGCCATAGTTTCGGTTTTTAAAGAAAGGGAAGCCGCAGGGACTTCCCTTTCATGTAACATGATGGATGGGAAGATTTACGCTCCCGGCGCTGCGGTGAACAGCGCGTCCGTGTCACCCGAGTAAATGCGCGATTTCTCGGTGTGGTCGCAGGTCAGCGTCACTTCGTCGCCATTGGCATCCGAGAACTCTTTACCCGTCGTGCCGGTAGACTGTGAGATACGCAGCGGACGTTCCAGTTTCACGTCCTCGCCATAGCCCACCACGAACGCATCGCCGTTGGGGGTAATCACTACGGCCACCAGACCGCAGTACGAAGCGTCGATGATCTCCTGCACGGCTTTGCGCGAGGCGGCGTTCATCGTCGGCAGCTTGAATACGAGTGACTTGGTGATGACCACCGAGCCGTTCTCGCGCTTGGTGTCCTCCTTGAACTCCGCCTCATCTTCGAGGAACTCGTACTTGCTGAATGCTGACTGAGCGGCGAGCGTGATCGCCGAATAGGCGTCACTGTCGGCATCGAGGGTCGCACCCTTGAAATTTTCCTTTTCGATCAGGCCGATGGTCAGCACACCGCCCGAAGCCTTTTTGCACACTTTCGTGTAACCTGTAAGAATTGACATGGTAAATTTGATTGATTAAAAAATGGTTTGTTTACGCGCCTTCATTTTCCGCGGGGAATGCCGCAACGATCAGCTCCGGGAGCAGGTAGTCGCACCCGGCCATGAATACGGCCCGCTGGCGGTTCTGGATGTCGTTTTTGCTGTACCACAAATCCACGGACGAACCCGGAAAATCGTTTGTATTGACAGCCATTGCAAGGTTGCGACGATCCGTGAGGATGACGAACGACTGCGGCATGTCGGTAAGTGCAGGCAGGATACCCGACAATTTTACGTCGATCACTGGAATACCCCGATAGCGAAGACCTGTACGACCGTTCTGCTTGGCGGCGTAGGCCGTCTCCAGTACTACGTCGTCCAGTGAATCTTCGTAGTTGTTGTACACGTCCGAAGTGACCAGGTAGACGAGGTTACCCTGGTCTTTCGATTCCTGCAACACGAGCGGAGCTTCGCGGAACATCTTTTTGAACAGGGTCTCGGCTGCGTCGGGAGCTTCCATAGATTCGAGAGAAAACTTCTTGATGTCGTTTGTGTCGGCGCCGATGTCAGTCTTGATCCTTTTGATAAAACCGTCGAAAGTGTTGTACTTTTTGCCTCCCTCGGTGCGGCTCTTGTCACCGAGCCACATCGTGATACGCAGGCTCTCGGCGATGGCCTCACGCAGCAGTGCGGTTTCGGCAGCTTCAAGCTCGGTACCGGAAAGGTCTTGCAGGTTTACGTTCGCGCTATTGGTGATCTTCTCGTAGATCATACCGAAGTAGTCCTCCGGCGAATAAGCCATCTCGACTTTCAACTTCTCCAGCGAGATCGTTTTCTGGAACTTGTCGGCGATGCTTCCGCCCTGAAAGCCACCCTGGTACTTCTTCAATACGTCGTCGCTACGGCTCCAGAAGTTGAGCGTGGTAGGCACCGGCATATTGTACAACATTCGGACACCGAGGTCGAGTGCGCCGGGACCGCTGAAAGACGGACGCAAGAAAATCGTCTCGATCTCCTGCCCCGTGTAGGTTTTGGGATTTGCAATAACTTTTGACATGATTTCGGTTTATTTGAAGTTTTTGACGTCGTTTTCGTAAGCAGAAAGATTGCCTTTGAGCGATTCACCCGCAGGATCGGGATCTTCGCGGTCTTTGGTTTTCGTCGGCGCGGCTTTGAGTTTGTCGATCTCGGACTGCTTGTCTGTTACCTGCTGTTTGAGCTTCGCAATCTCGGTATCCTTGTCGGTGACCGACTGTTTGAGGTTTGCGATCTCCGCGTCTTTTCCGGCGGCATTATCCGTCAGGTCGGCAATCTTCTTGTCCCGCGCCTCCATTTCGTTGTTGATGCGCTCCAGTTCGGCGTCGGTGATCTCCATTTCCGCGTCCTTTTCCAGTCCGAAGAAGTTGAGAATCCCTTTCCAACTCTCTTTCAGTTTGATTTTCATGTTATTGTCGTTTTTAATTTGTTTGTCCGCCGGAATATCCGGCAATTTCAGGTTATGGATCGAAGTAGCGTCGAGGTTCGTGATGCCCGATGACTTGGTGATATTATCCACCAAACCCGCCTCTTTGGCCTCTTCGGGGGTCAACCATTCACCGACTTTCATCAGCGCGGCGAAATCCTCGGCAGACCTACCGGAGCGGTTCGCATAGATACCCGCAATAAGCTCGTCCGTCTTGTTCAGCATGCGGATGGCCTCCTCCAACTCGGCGGAGTTTCCCTCTGCGCAGGCACTGGCCCGGTGGATCAGGTACAGGGAGTTTTCCGAGATATTGCGCCGTCCGGACGAGGCGGCCTGTGCGATGATGGTAGCGGCAGAGGCCACATAGCCGTAGCAGTTGGTCGTAACGGTGGCTTTGAGCCCCGACAGGGTGTCGTGGATCAGCAAAGCGTCGTTAACGCTGCCGCCCAGAGAGCGAATATTAACCGTGATGGCCGGGGATTTGATGTCTTTGAGTTCTCCTACCGACTTTTTGAACTTGTCGTAGGTGGCAACCCGCTCGTCCGGGTTGTCGAACTGCCACCATTCAGGAATGCCGATGATTCCCTCGATGTCGATAATGACTTCGGCGGCTTTATTGGTGATCTTGATCTCTCCAAGTGAGGGCATACGTTCGCTCTTTTCTTACAAATGGAATGAGCGAGACGTTAGTGCAAACGAAAATGAAAAAAAATGAAAATATTTTTTGATAAGCGTAACAATTCCCTTACAAAAAGCGTTTGTATAATACATAAGGGAAAGCAAACACACTTAAAATTTTAAGGCAAAGTATTTGCATTTCCTTTTTTACAGTGCTATATTTGCACTAACATCATTAAGCTCTTGGCTTCCGCTTGCTCTTTCTTTATAATGGGCATGCTTGACCCAAGAGCATTTTTATTTTACCTTATTGCTACACCTATGCTTCCTGTTAAACGAAATCGTCAACCTAGGCGAGCAGATATCCCATGTATTACCACACCAATTAAAGTTGCGGTTCTTGTTGACGGTGGGTATTTTCTAAAACGCTATAACGCACTTTATAATAAAGGGCGGAGCAATACCCCGGAAACGGTTGCTAACGATATTTATAGGTTAGCCCATTCTCACGTTGGTAATGAGAATTACTTATACAGAATATTTTATTACGATTGTCTGCCTCTGGATAAAAGGGTACACCATCCATTATCCCATGTTTGTATCAATTTTGCAACATCTCCGTTATCGGTATTTAAAAAATCATTAATCGCAGAATTAAAGAAGAAGCGTAAAGTAGCATTAAGATTAGGAACCCTCAAAACTAGTGATTGGCAGATTAAACCGGATGCGGTCAAGATGCTTTTCAAAAAAGAAAAGAAATTTGAGGATTTAACGGAACAGGATGTAATCTACGAGGTCAGACAAAAGGGCATTGACATGAAAATAGGGGTGGATATCGCATCAATGGCCTTAAAACGGTTTGTCGATAAAATAGTTCTCGTGGCGGGTGATTCCGATTTCGTTCCCGCTGCAAAATTGGCGAGAAGGGAAGGGATCGATTTTGTTTTGGATGCGATGTATGCACCCCATATTGAAAACTCTTTATACGAACACATTGACGGCTTAAAAAGTTTCCCTTTGTACCGAAAGCCGGCTGCAAGCACACCCTTGGAGAATAATAACCCCAACGAAGAAGATTAAATACCTATTAATAAGGGCGATAAAAAAGCCCGCTATCAGCGGGCTAAAAGCATAATTTACGAACTTTAATTTCGTAATCTTTTTTTACTGGCTGTAACTTTAATACGAACCGTAACCCCGTTAATTCTTGACGTACTAAAAGAATCGTAGCTATCCTCCACCTCCTGGGCCCTTTCTTTTGTCAATCCGCATTGCTTACTTTTAGTCCGGACTGTGTAAGGGTAACCTGGCACAGAAGCGCCTGCCACACTGTACGTGGTACTGATGGTAAACTCATAGCAATAAGTTGGCCCCGGATTGGGATCAGGTTCCGGTTCTTTCTCATCTTTACTGCATCCGGCGAATACAAGTGCAGAAACACATAACAGGAATAGTAGTTTTTTCATAATCAGGGTAGTTTGACAGTGCAATATACAGGAAATTATACAATTAAAAAAGCCCTCTTTCGAGGGCTCTCGTTTAGTAACTGTTCGGCAGAATGCGATGTTTCAAATAGCCGAATATACCGATGCTACTATAAGGCCTATTGCGACTATCGCTATTATTACCCATACGACGGCTTGAATATCGGAGTGTTGGCCAATCGGCGTATCTTCTCCTTTCAGAGAACAATTATTGCTATCGCTCGGCAGAAAATGCTTTTTCATTTTCTTCACATCATTCGTCATTCCCCATAGTTTAAAGAACAGGATGATTTGCAGAACTCCGAAAACAATGAGAATGATGCTAACCAAAAGGGTAATGCCTTCCATAATCAAATGCAATTAGTTTATACTGCTAATATAATCATTTCCCCCCCCGATCATGGTTGCTTTCGCTCTGATGCTTGCAACTTTTTTCTGGGTTTTGGTTATGTCCTTTTCGACTACGTGGACTTTGATGTTGGAATGAAAAACAGGCCCCTTTGAAGGGGCCTGTAATAGATATCCGCTATTAAAAATCCAACAATGTTTCATTTGTTTTACGCTTATTCTTGGCCTCAATTTGTTTCGTAATAGGAGCATTTGTGTATGTCATACGCGCAAGATCAAAATCAAACATTACGATTACATTGTCTTTGATCCGATATAATTCCGGCCTAAACCCTTCTATTTGGTATGTGTAAGATTTATACCCAAGATTAGCTTTATCAAATAAATCTTTGGCAGTTACAATACAGACCGCACCCGGCATACCCGTAAAACCATATTGCATGCGGTACAAAGAATCATTATAATAAGCCGGTGAAAAAGTCATTTTTGCATCACCATGATTGGTATGGAAAATATAATAATAATCTCCGAATTGATCAACGTGTATTTTTTTCTCTTTACGCAATTTATTTATATGCTGTTTCACCTCATTGGGAGTCATCCCAAATTTAAACCCTAAAAATAAGTTTTTCTCAATTTGAGGACTGTTTTCAGCTTGTTCAATTGCGTTAAAATATTCTGCATCCCGCTCCCACTGTTGTTTTTTTTCTTGGTTCGCAGAAGAATTACAAGCTGTAAAAACTATGGCAAACAAACAAATTTGGAAAAGACGTTTCATAATCAAATGCAATTAGTTTATACTGCTAATGTAATCATTTTCCTCCAATTATAGTCGCTTTGGCCCTGATGCTTGCAACTTTTTTCTGGGTTTTGGTAATATCTTTTTCGACTACGTGGACTTTGATGTTGTCCACCCGCTCCAATGTGGCTTTCGTTGAGCGGGCGATACCATTATTGAAATCGATTCGCATAGCTTGAATAGAAGCATTCAGCTGGGCGATGAGTTGCCCGTTGCTGGGCGGTAGTGGTGCCGGTGTTGGCAATGACCATCCGGAGCCGATAACCCCGCCGTTCTCGAATTTTACGCCGTTTGTCGCGTTAATCGCCGAAAATAGGGGAAGATACTGAGCGGCGGATCGCTTGTTAATTACCGCGAGGATTTCGCCGCCTTCCACCTCTGCATTTACAGGCTGTCCGTTCACCATCAACGGGATTCCGCCCTGCGAATGGGATGGGCCTTGCAACATTCCCATAGAAACGCCGTTTTTACCATCTCCGATAGGTACGATACCTCCTTTGGCGAATTGTTGACTAGAAATTACAGCCGTTTGAGCGATACCGTTTGCCGTCAGGAAGGCTGTTTGTGCGACAGCCATAGCTAATTTCCAACCCGTAAGGCCGGTTTCTGACCATACTTTTGTGATACCGGCAGCCGTATCGATGGCAATGCCCATAATTTTCAGCCGTTTTTCCCGCTCGAATGCAGCGCGTTCGGCCTCTTCTTTTTTCCGGTCGGCTTCGGCATTGGTTGCCTCGACAGCTTTGTTATAGGCTTTCTCGGACATCAGCCCCTTGTTATACCGCAGTTCAAGCGATTTCAACTCTGAATCCCGTTCTGCGTCGATCCGTTCTTGCTCCAGTTTCAATCGGCGTTGCGAAATTTCGGTCTGAATGTCGATCACAGCTTGCCCTATATCGCGGGCGGTGTCAACGGCTAAATTAAGTAACTCCTTTTTCTCCTGTTTAATTTGCGCCTTTCCTTCTTTACTTTTGGGGTCTATTCCGAAAAGTTTACCGAAAAACGAATTTGATTTTTCTTGCCGCGATTTTCTTTTTGCGGCTTTAGCTAACCCTTTTTCGGATGTCCCTCCGGCTGAAATAGTATCAATATTAGCTATGTCTGCTGCTTCATTGGCTATTTCGGCATAGAAACCTGCGTAAAGTTTCCTGTTTTTTTCGTATACTTCCTGCGTAATTTTCCCCGCCTCATATTGTTGCTGAATGTATGCCCAGGTGGTATCGGCCTGATCTTTTCTGCGTTTATTTTCAAGCTCTGCCAATTTTTTGTACCGTTCGCCATCAGAAATGTCAAGTTGATTGATACAGGCTTTTTCAAATTCATAAGTGTTTTCTATCTGAGCCAGTTTTAAATCGCGCTTCCCTTCCGGAGTAGCATCCCGAATCTCCTTTTCTTTGATTTTGTACCACTTGTTAGCCTGTTCCGTTGCTTCGACGACACTTGCACCGTTCATAATGGCCTGTCGTACTAACTTGGCCCGTTCCAATTTCAGCAACGCAATTTTCTTGTCGGTGCCATCCTCCAGCAAATCTAATTGGGCTTTGAGTTTTTTATCGTATTCGTCCAGCTCTTTTTCATCCCACTTTTCATTGATTTCAAGGATTTGATTACGATTCCATTCCTCAAGCTCTTGTAATTTTTCGGAATTTCCTTTGTACTCTTCGCGTGCGCGTTGATACTTTAACTTCTGATCGGCAAGGTCTTTTTCCCGGCCCTCTCGCATGTACTTGATCGTGTCGTCCTCGATCTTTTTTCTTTGGTCAGCGGCCTCTTTAGCGGCTTTTAAGGCTTCGCGTGCGGCGGCCTCTGTATCTCTCTGATCATCCGATGGATCAGAAAATATATAATGCTCTGCGGCTCTTGCCCCTAATCTATCGATAGCCTGCATTTGCGCTTGTACAAAGCGATCAACTTGGCTATTATTCTCGCGAGCGGTCAGGGTTGCAATATCTTTAATCGCAGTAGAGCTTTCCTCCACCTCTGTATCAAAAATATTTTCTATCAATACCCGGGCTTCATTTTCATTTTCCTCGTATATCTTACGAGTAGTCGCAATTAGTTTATTCAAGCGTTCCACTTCTTGCATATCCCCTATGGCTAACGCACCCTCCTGTTGAGATTGTAATCTGGCTAAAAGTTTACTTGCCTGTTGATATGTTTTGTACGCTTCGCTATCTGTAACGGTGTCAAGTTTAGAAGAGATATCAGCAATTTTATCCTCAGCTGCGCGTGCTCTTGCGGCCCGGATAATTGCTTCTGCCAGCCTTTCGTATGCTTGGGCCGCTTTCCCTGTAATAATTTGCTCGGTTGTTAAATTTCCGAGATACGACGGATACAGCTTTTGCAGTTTCTCAGCCGCTTGTCGCCTTTTATCCACCGCAATTGTTTGGTTTTGGGTAATATCATACAAAATCCTTAGACTAGTAACAGTCTTTTCTGAATCAGCCAATCCCTGAGTCATCGTAGCGTTGTATATTTTCTGTGCTTCGGCAGCCGCATTGAGTTGTTTTTTGCCCTTAAACAACTCTGCAACCCATTCTCCGATCTCTTTCCCATAAGCAGTCAGCAGGGTGATCCCTACAACGAGTATGGTTTGCCACGAACCGAGTGCGGAAAGCACCTGCCTCCATACCGGTATCGTGGCGTGTCCTTCCTTTCGCAATTTCTCGTTGGCCGCCGCAGCCCGCTGTAATTCGTCAGCGAACATCGGTAGGTTGTTTGAAATAGCGAGGAAAAACTGTTGCAGGCTCATAGTCAGGGATGGTAATTCGCGCGTCAGCTGCTGCACCTGAAAATTTAGGGGATTGAATCCGCTTGCATAGTTACCGACGTTTCGTCCGAAACGACCGGTAGACATTTCGAGTTCAAGGATTTTCTTATTGAGCCCGTCTATTTCTTTTTGAAGTTGTACCCCCTTTGCCGATTTTTGCTTGGCCTCACCGAGCGCGTCAAATTGCTTTGTAAGGGTTTTTAAAGTCTCCCTTAACTGGATCAGCGAGTTAGCCTCTGCCATTTCGGCCAAAGCCATACTTTTTTCGATCTGCATAGCTTTTCTGCGCTCTTCGGTCAAAGCGGTAACCTCTTTCCGGTTGGCGATGAGCTTTTGTCTGAGTGCTTCCGATGCCGATTGATACTCTTGCTCGGAAATAACCCCCTGTTTGAACTGTTCGTTAAGTTCCTGTTGTTTGATTGTCAGGTTTCGCGTTTCTGATTGAGCCGCTTTTAGCTTCTCTTTGACGCGTTCCAATTCCTCGTAGGCGGTTTTATAGTCTACAACTATCCTAAAAACTTGTTCGTTATCAGCCATAATATTGATTTTTAAGTTAATTTTCCTTCAAAAACACGCATTCTGTCGGCTCGGCGCTGGCCGGGTCGTAGTCGTTGATCTCTTCCAGGCGGCAATAGACATCCTCCCCGCCGATACTGAGGCGATACAGCGCGCGGAAATCCCGCCGCAGATCGTTCGGCAGCATGAGGTTTTCCACGTCCGCCGGGGATAGCTTCACCTGCGCGGTGATCCGCTTACCGTAGTTGTACGATTCTATCGTTTTCGCATAGTAGGATTTCAGGCCGTTTGCGTCCTCGAAATGCAGGTTGTCGAACGACACCTCCGGAAACGATTTAATCGCCGTATTCACGCCTTTATCGCGGATAAGAAGGCTTTGCCCTTCCGGTAGGTCTGTCATTCCGAGGTATTCGCACACTTTCATCGACGCATCCAAATCCAATTCCCACGGGTCGGACGGCTCGTCATCTTCCGGGGAGAAGTCGATTAGCGAAATAGCCGCCGCACCCGGGATTTTTTCCTCCACTACGGTAGTCGCTACGAATTGCGGGTTGGTCAAATCCTCTTCGTCCTCGGCGTGGTATTTCAAAATATCTTCTCTGTAGGTGCCTAACTCGGTTCCGGTCTCTTCGTTGTGCCGCTCTATCACATCGTCGGTCTGATAGCCGAGTACCACAGTTTTTCCAATATTGCTTCCCGCATCCTCGATCTCGATCTCCTGCGAGTAGTCCATCCGCCCCCGCCAGTCTATCGGCGTAGAGGTGTAGAATGTCTCCCGCGGCTCGATATACACCTCTTTGGTCTCGGCGTTGGTGTAGAACATCAGGTCGAACATCTGTTTCACGGCGCTGATGAAATCCATCTGCGTAATACCCGATTGGAGCATGTTTTTCGCACTGAGGGCCGTACCGTAGCCGGGCCGCTTACAGAAATACGCCTTGACCGTCGTGTTGTTCGTCAAGGCCAGTTGGATGTACGGTGTTTTGCCGTCGGCCATATTCGGCGCGTTGGAACTGGAGAATACCGGTGTTTTGATCGTCATTGTCTCCCCGGCACTCAAAAACCTCGGCTCTACGATATATTTCAGTTTGATCGTGGCCGAATTGTCGAGGGCGAACATCTCGATCTCCATATTCGTCTTTTTCCAGACCATCCGGGACGGGAAAATCGGGTTCGGTTCCCCGATAAATATTTCGGCGGTACTTGACACGTTGACCGTACAGACGAAAGAGCCGCTTTGGCCGATCTTAACGTATGTCTCGTCGTATTCGCCGTTTTCATCGTACTCTCCGTCCTTGTTATGCCGGAACCGGATATAGTGCTTGTCGTCGTTGATAGTCCCCTTCGTCAGCCGGTAGATATACATGTATTCGCCCTGCGGGGTGTTTTTCGATATGTCCGTGCGGTCGGCCTCGATACACTCTTCCGGCACCGCTTCCCCGTCCACAGTGTCAAACCAGATCAGTTTGCCGTATTTATCACCTTCGGCGGCGTACTCGGTGCTGATCCCGGTGACGTATTCGAGATTGTACTCGAAGCCTATCACCATGTCCTCTTTAGCCGTGAATACCGGCTCGGTGACAGCAGGGAATGTTACGCACCCTCCCTTGTCGTACACATCCTCCAGCACCTCTTCGTCGGCGGATTCCTCCTCCGGCCTAACAGTGTCTACGATACGTCCGATTTCATTAAATCCGAACTCATAGCGTTGGTTCGTCACGATGAAATAAGGCTCTCCAGATGCGAACTTACCCGCGAGGAAGTCGTATTTGTCCTCCAGTTCTGAGGTGTCGTACTCTTCCCACTCCCCGGCCACGACCAAACGTCCGAAAAGCGCGTTATTTTCAAAGAAATCCGAACGGATCGAGTACCCGTACTGGCCGATGATCTTCTCCATGAGCAGCCGCACGTTGAAGAAAGGCAGGTAGTCGGCCAGCGTGGTATAAGGCCGGGAAACAAACGTTCCGCTCGTGCCGCTCTTCCTGTCTGTGTTCTCGTCGTTGATCCGGCGCACGTACTGTCCCCGGTAGACCGGAAACAAATACACCCCGCCAGTGGATTCCAACAGGCTTTTGATCGTGGCGGCAGAGAATACCCAGCTACCTAATCCGTCCGTTTCGTTGAGTTTCGCTTCGGTGGCCTTTTTCGCCCATTCGTACTCCGCGCCGATCAGGTTCACTTCGTATGAGGCATTCAGCAGGTTGTTTACCGTTACCTTCGTGATTTGTGCGGTGCCGGTCATCACCACCACGCCCCCGGCCTCCAGTCGGGCCGGGTGTTTGGCGTTGTTGAACTGCTCGACCCCGTGAAGCTGATCGGCGAACTGCATGATCTCTTTGTTGCGGGCGGTGGCCGGAACTTCGATAGACTTCGAAAAGGCCGTCAGGCTCTGGGATGGATCTTCCACGCTCCCGATGGAGAGCGTAATTGCGGCGTCGGTCTGCTGATCCGTATCGAGGCGTTTGCCGTCTATGTACAGGTCGATCATGTCGTTTGCATTTTTTCGGTGTCGATGGATCGGAAGGTTAACTCAAGCTGCGGCATCTCCGCCTGGTCGAATGTCGTAATCACGTCCGAGGTAATGTCGATGGGAATAGCCTGGTCTCCGTCAATCAGCCACACTTTCGGCGCACTGACGATCTCGCCCAGCCATTCGAGCATGAAACCCGGAAGCCCCCCGGAAGAGATATTGCGTTCGTCCTCCACTTCCGAGGAAACCGTCCGCCAGCCTTCCGCCGTTTTGATCTTCGTGCGTTCGGTGGTATAACTTTTATCGAGGTCGGAGCGGAACGTATAATAGTCGATCCCGCCCTGGCGGTTCCACCACGCGATACGGACACCGCACCCGGAGCGAACAATCCGGTACTCCACTTCCGGCAGGTCGTAACACCCGAGTGTGGGTTTTACCCTGATTCCGGCCATACCCGCGGGATCGGCACCTTTGAGCTGCACCGCCTCGGCGATGGAATCGTAATGCACCACCAGTACGGCCACTCCGTCGATAGACGAATTAGGCATTTGCAGGGTGATTTCCTGCCCGTTTTTCATCGTGACGATAATTGTCCCGGCCAATACCTGTTCATCTACCAGATAGCTCAATTCGTCCCATTCTCCGGGTCGGAGTATCCGCGGCCCCGGCGCATTCGACAGCAGGGTGGACAAAGCAAGATCGGTAATCCCCGAAGTGAGCAGCACCGAGGAATCCGCAGTCACGTCGATCCGGGCCGTTACCGTCCGTTTCACGGCATGGACAAACGAGAGGCTGTCATCGATCACCGGTGCCGTTTCGATCAGGTTACGGTAATATTCCGATACGTTTACCGCAATTGGGCCCGCGGTTACAAATTGTTTCATTCCGAGTACCGTCGATCCGTCGAGAATCTGCACGGTCTCTTTCTCCGTGCCGGTTTTGGTCAGGGTATATATTACCGGACGATATACGCTGCTGAATTTCTCCGGTTTTGCTGTCAGGTCTATCATGCTGCTTGTTTGATTTCGTTAAACATGGTTTCGATGTGGTAGTTGACCAATTCCCCGCATGCCGCGTGAATACTCCGGTCGATTGTGCTTTCCTGGTTTTGCAGGGTGCGCGTGATAAACAATGCCGGGGCGATTCCTTTGCGACGGATCGAGCTCTGGAACATAAAAGCCGTAGAACGTTCGCTGCGACCCTCTATCACAATCCGCTTTATCCTGATCCACTCGATTAGCGCTTCAATAGGTACCCCTTTCGCCCCGGCCCGGCGCCCGTTCTCTACATACTTCGCGTAATAGACCGCCGAACCGACGATCTCGAAACCGCTCATAGTCTCTTTTACCACAGCCTCGATGCTGTTTATCAGTGTCCCGGAGGCTACGCACATCCGTACTGAAAGCTCCGTTTGCAAGGCTTTTTTCAGGTGTTCGGCCAACTGGTCCAGTATGTCGAGGGGCTTACTCATTGCAGAAATACACGTCGGCGAGGAAGGTTACCGTCTGGGAAAGCTCCCCGAACGAGGTGAATGCGAACTCGTCCGGTTTGATCGTCACTTTGTCGGTGGAAATGACATCGGAGATCATCGGAAGCGTAGCGATCCCTTTGCGCGCGATACGTTCCAGTTCCTCCCATTTTTCCTCTTTCTGCTGCTCGTCGTACTGTTCGTTCTGAACGAACAGGTACAGGACGATTTTGTAGGTCACTTTGCCGTCGTTACGTCCGCTCATCCCGGCCACCTCAATCGGTGTAAGCCACAGCGCGGGCAGGGTCAATTCGCTGCCCTGTATTTTGTCTGCGAACCCCTGAAAGAATCCGTATCCCTCACTGCCGCTTTGATCGCCTCTATTAATTTCTTCCTCATATTCTTCGATTTTACACTCGTATTCGAATTTCAACCGGCGCAGGTACTCGAAATGCCCGGCACATTTGGCCCGGTCGCACCGGCATTCCCGGTTGTAGAGCATGTCGAGCAGGGCCACGCATGCCCGCCATTTTACAATCCTCTGGTCGCCGCTACTATCTCCCATTTCTGTTTCTCCCGTTTGAGTTTCGCGTCCAGTATGCGGACAAATTCATAGGCATTCAGCCCCTCTGCATACGGCAGTTCGCTGGGTTTGTCGTCCGCCACGAACAGCAGTTTGTCGCTCCATGTGTAGGGATCGTCGTTCGATTTATCCCCGCCTTTGTCCGATCCGTAGAGTTTCGGAAATTCCCCTCTCAGATAGGCGTGCATTTCCATCAGGCGGGTGTATACTTCCAGATAAATGCTCATCGGCACGTCTCCCATCTTTCGGGCGCGGGTTTTGGCTCCCTCCTCGTCGTATGGTTCCCCGTCCGGGCGGCACAAAACGGCCAACAGCAGCGGCGCGAGGGTCAAATCTCCGGTAGCGGTAATATCCGACGCATCGCAAAACTCCTTTGCCGTAATTCTTTCCAGCGGCACCGCATTACCCAGCGCGTCGGTGCCGGTTGCGGGGATAACCAACCGTTCCCCGTTCGTATTGAAGGCTTCGATCCCCTCCGGGTGGTACAAAGGAGCCGCCAGTAACGAAAACACGAACAGCGTCAGGCAGTGTTCCCCGAGCGCGTGTACATCCGTATCGGCGGTTTTGTCGAGTACCGGCAACGGGCATCCGGATAGCGCGTGCAGCGCCTTGCGCCAGAAGTCGAGCAAGGCCCCTACGTCATCCCCCTGAACCGGGGTAACTTCTTCCGCCGGGCCGACCAATGAACGGAAATGATCCGCCACCGCATCCGGTAGTTCCTTCACGAGCGCCTGCAATTTCACGGCGTCGGAAACAGGTAACTCCTGCCACCGGGTCGGGCAGGAGTATGTTTCGTGATCGATAGCGAAACTAAACATAGACTTTAGCCTCTTTGATGAGCTTGTGTATTTCACCCTGAATGCGGCGCATGCGGATGATCGGCCCACCGGCGGCGATCTGGGATTTTACGATCTCCCCGGCGGTACTTTCCGCCGCGTTGAGCAGGTCGAGCAGGATTTGATACGGCGTGCGGGTGTCTTTCGGTTCCTGATAATCCGCCACGGCTGCGGCGTTCTGGTCTTTTTTTGGTCTTGCCATAATTGTAAATTTTACGATCCTATCCCATGTATAGAATCCGGTTGTTTTTATTGATGATCTCCTTTTCGACGATCCCGGTCAGTGCGTCCGGTGCATCGTCGTTCTTGTTTGCTTTGAATAATCGTTTGTAGGTGGTGAGATGCGCGTACAACTCCGGCCAACGCAGGCGCCAGCCTTCCGGGAAACGGATATTTTGCAGTACCGTGGCGGAATTGGTCAGAATGCGGGATTCCTTGTTACCTGATTGGTGGAACCACTCAACATGTGCCGCCGTGGCTTTGCGTTGCACGTTCCGGGCAAACCCGCGCCCGCCGTTGTTGCTTTCGATCAGTGCCGCACGGGTGCCGTTACGAAGTAACATTTGCGCGGTGGCCGGTTCGGTTTCCTCCATCGGAGCCTGCGTGTATAGTACGTCGGTAATGTTGATTTGCCCCCCTTTCAGCACGTCGTAGCAGATCGAGCACAGGTAATCCGTGCCGGTGTCCGCGGTATCGGTGTAATTGGCTTTCCGGATGATTTCGTCCGGGCTGGCCGGGGTGTCATAGGTTTTGAAGTTATCACCGTACAAAAGGCCCTCTTTGGACGACGGGTGCCCCTGGTACATGCAGTCAAAGCGGAATGGATCGAGCGCGCGCCGCTGCTCCAGGCTTTCGAGGCTGTGACGCTCCGGCCAAAGCGGGGCACCGTAACGGCGCGGGTCGATCTCGGTGGGTTCGCTCTCTTTGATCGCTTCAAAGTTGAGTTTATACCAACCTGTGTAACCGGGGTCAATCTCTGAAAAAGAACCGAGCACCCGTACGCCCTCTTTGTCCTCCAGTATGCCGATCAAATCCTCCTCATGCCAGCGGGTGAAAACGATAAGTTCCTGCGATCCGTTATGCAGACGGGTTTTAACGGCTGACGTGTACCACTCCCAAACGCTTTCCCGTACGGTCGGGCTGTTTCCCTCCGCCGCATCTTTGTACAAGTCGTCCAATATCGCTATATCTACCTTGTTACCCGTCAGACCGCCACCCCTTCCGACCGACTGGAACGATCCGCCGTAACCGACAATTTCGAACTCTTCCGAGGTTTGTAGGTACGATCCTGCGGCCACTTGCCGGGAGCCCGATTTGAGGCATGTGTCAGGGAATAAATTTTGATATGCCGCATCCGAAATAACGCGCTGTACCCGTTTGTTGAATTTCGTTGCCAGCGTGAATGCGTATGAAGCGAGGGCGATTTTTAATTCCGGGTTCAGCCCTAACAGGTAGGCCGGGAGAAGCTGCGACGATCCGAGAGATTTGCCATGCTGGGGCGGTACCGTTACAATCAGTTTTTTAATCGCACCACGGGCAAACAGTTCCAAAGCCTGGTAATAAGCCCGATGGAACGGCGATAGCTCCAAAGACGGCATTACGTACAAGGCGAACCGCTCGAAATTCTTTCGGGCGATCACCTCGGATAAATACCGGAGATCGGCAAAGGAACTTTGTTCGCTATTTGCCATACTTTTTAGCTATTTGCTCGATTTCCAATAGCGCCTCCGTGGGTAAATCGTTCAAGGGGGACGCGGTTACGTTTTGGCCGTTTGTCGTCACATCCTTTTTGTCGACCAAACCCAATTCCCGCGCGATAATGTTGCTTTCCAAAAGCCCCGCAGCGGCTCCTGTGAACTTCTGATCGTAGATAATATCCCTAATGCGCGTGGTGATGCCGAAATATTCGGCTTTATCCTCATAGTTGGCGAACGTCTGCCTGTCAATTCCTGCGAAAATGCAAAATCCGCAAATGCTCATTGCGCGCAGCTTTGGTAAATCCGCCACTAACCCGGTACCGAAAGCCTTACGTTCATACAGAGGGTTATTTTCCACCCAACTGAAATACTCAACGGCTTTCTTCCAAAGGCTTTCAGGGGAATAAGAGACAGGTTTCCCAACTCTGTTTTTCTTTGCTAACTGTGTGTAAGTATTTTTCTTCGGAGCTGCCATTTTTAAAGGTCTTTTCTTCCAAATGGAATAAGCCGGGGAAAAGTGCAAACTGGAACAAAAAAAAAATCCGACAAAAAGCCGGATTCACTGCAATTATTCTTTGAAAATTCCTTTTCGATGCAGAAGCGCTCTCACTTTCAAAATTGCGCTTCGCTGTTTGTAAAACAGTTTTCTACGGCTTTCCTCTCCCGGCCAGTCGTCCAGCCTTTTCCCTTCGACGGCTACCCACACGAATATCCGCCGTTCAAGATCGGTAAACGGCACTTGCTCTAAAATAGACTGCATAAAACCAGAATAATCTACATTTGTATCGGAGAATGTTTCCGGTGTTTCTTCCGAAGATTCGGACGTGAATTTTTGACCGGATTTATACCTGACGCCTGATTTTGGGAAACAGACTTGAAATCGGATAATTCGCTTCATCATAAATTCGGCTACCGGTTTACGCCCCGGTCTTGCGGCTATCAGTCGGTCGAGTTTGGCCCCGTTGCGCTCAAGTAGTACGCGGAAGGATTCGTTTACGACCTCCCGCGCTTCCAGTTTCACCCCGTATTTTAGGCATAATGCCTCTGTGTAAGCTACCCAATCATCGTATCGTTCAGACACGTAATTATCAAAACTTGCACCCATCCGACTACTTTTTGTATTTTTTAATTCTTGCTTTGACCGCCTTCATTAGACAATTCTACTTTTAGTCCAACTTCAACCGCATTTATTACTGTTTTCCCTATAGGGTTTGTCTACCTTTAGAACAATTTGCCATCTTACGAAATACGGGATCGGCATCGTATTTATCTCTATAGGCTGTAAGATAATGCGTCAATGTTGAATGATTCCTGTTTATCGCGTTAGCTATTTCGATATACGTCAGGTTCCACCGCCTTAATTCGTATGCGAGAATGATTCTTGCCCGAACGAGTGGATAGTATCTGCTTTTACTTCTAATCTCTTCGAGGGAAAATCCGGTTACCGCTTCAACCTTTCGGGCAACTTCATTAATGATAGTCTCAGTAATCATCTCAACTCACATGTTTTAAAATCCACCGTCAACCGGTAAAATCCCAGCACATCCGAGCCGATCAATCCTCTTACATTCTTTCCGGTAGCCCGTCGTAGACTGGTCATGTCCTGTACCGCGAAGCTGGCCGAATACGGGATGCTGTCGAGCGTAAACGGGATTCTTCCGGTGGTCTTTAAAGGGATCGAGGTTCCGTCTACGCCGATTACCTCTAAGCCGGTAGCCATGTAGTAGATTTTCGCTTCGTCACAGAGCTTTTTATCCAGCATGGAGGTAGACGCTCCGGTATCTATTAAGAATAGCTCCCGTTGGCCGTTTATCGTGGCATAGACGAAGGGAACACGGTCGAAGATGATCTTGCCCGGCTTGGTCTTGTTGAGCTCACAGGCGGCAAGAATCACGGCTATAAAGGCAAGAAGAAAATAAAGTAAGGTCCGTTTCATTTTTCAGATTTTTGTTATATTTGCATTACCAATTTTCATAACATTGGGTTTGGGTTAGTAGTAAATAGGTAGGAGGGTGAGGCGGACACCCTCCGTTTTATTTTAGAACTCCGACCGCTTTTCTTCGATCAGTTTACGTAACTCTTCCTTCATTTTTTCTATCTCGTGGCTCCGCTCCATGAGTTCCCGTATCTCTTCGTCACTCATTCGAGGACATCCCCTCAGCCAGCTATCGAAGTTTGGGGAAGGTATATCGAGAGTTCCGCAGTCCATACAGTAGTCGTACCACTTGACAAACTCTTCTCTCGGGACATTCTGATCCACTGCGGTGCGGATGGTATTTATATTCACGAAATAGTCGCCTAGCTCGATAACACCTCCGACTTCATCACCTATCCAGAAATCCGGGTAATAATCGAAGCCGTACATCTCGCAAAAGGCCTTCAGATAGGCGTTGCAAGCGTTTATATAGTCTGATTTAAGGCTCATATTTATTGTGATTTAGTTATTTCAGCAGATCGGGGTTGTCGTGGATGTTGCCAATCGCCTCAAAGACATAACACCATATTTCCTGATCTTCGCCATCGAAATCCGTAAACTTGAATCCGTTGTATATGTAGCGAATCACGCTACGCATAGTTTTTTTCATCAAATTCTCCCATTCAACTATATCCCCCTCCCAAATCACCTTTCCGTCCTTGTCTTTCAATCCAGTGTACTGGCCGACGGTGGCGGGATCGACTTCGAACGCAGCAACAACGATGCGACCGTTTTCATTATCCTCAATTGTATTCTCACTCGATGCGTGATAAATGAAGAACCTGCCCTGGTTCTCGATCAAATCTCCGTACATCCATTCTCCATTATCGAGGCGTTTGCCTCTGAAAAGTATATTTCGCATGATTTTTATTGTTTATGCCTGCGGCGTGATATTTTCAATGTGTTCTTTTGTCTTTTGATTCTGTTCGGAGATATACTCACCGAAATACTCGTCTACAGCACTCTCAAGCTCCTCCAGGCTGTTGTATCCATTGTAGGGGCCTTTCGTTTTTTCGGTCATCCTCTTTTATTTTTCGCCTTGCGGCAGTTCGTTTATTCTCCCAGCATTGAATCGGCTGTGGCTCGCACTAAATACGGGTGCCAGTCCAAATAATCCTTTTGCGGATCACAGACAGAATCAATTAGACACTCGGCAGCCATAACCACGCGTTGCCAACAGCCGCAATCAGCTTTTTTATAGCGACGCTTAATAAATTCAAACAGTACGAGCCGGTTGTCCACATCTTCGGGATCATAACCTTCTTCATCGGCTACCTCTTTGCGAATTTTGAGTAGTTCAAGTTTGTCTGGATCGTCGTCATCCCATTCACTCCAACTCTCTTCATCGCTCCATTTATTCCCAAACAGCGATTGTAAGGGCCTAAGAAGATTATACACTCGCTCAAAATCATTTTCATCGGCTTTCGCCACTCTAATTGTTGACATAGTCGTTTATTTTTCGCCTTGCGGCAGTTCTTCAATCGTCACCCTCACAGGGCGGCAGGTGTAGCCTTGTTTCTCATACTTAGGCCAATCAATGGAATGTATATGTCCACCAAAAGGCCAAAATGCATTCTTTAAAAAAGACTCTTGACTATTGTAAATTTGAGTGCGTGTAGTCCAGACAATCAAATCCCCTTCCGGATCAAACACCGCCCACATTTTGATTGTTGTGCTCATCTTCTTCTCCTGTTATGCCCGAAGGCGGGTTACTTTAATCGTAGTCCATGAAATCATCTTGAAAAACAAACTGACGGCAATCCTTATCCCACATTATTTCCTTTCCCTTCTTGAAGAAAACACCACTGTGCTCGTCGAATAATGCACATAAACCGATTTGGGTGGGTTCGCCAGAAGCATAGTTTTTGTTGTTGTACTCCTTGTATGTCTCAAGGTCACTAATGACAGGAGCAAGAATCTTCTTAGTGTCGTCATTCTCGTACACCTCCATGAATAGGAATGTTCCGCTTTGATACATGTCCATGTCTGCAACATGATCTCCTTCGACCAATTGATTCATAATATCCAAAGTCAAATTCGGATTCTCGTAAAATTCCTGAGTAAAAAAATCTTTTCTTTCCATAGTTTTTATTGTTTTAGTTACTCCTTTACTCGTTCGATATAACTGGCCGCTTCTTGGGGTGTTTTCATCTCTCGTAAGGATTTTCAGGTAAGGTATTCACGTCGATTGCCAGTCCGGCGGAAATCAGGCCCCGGTAGTCGAACATCCATTCATGGAATTTGTCGAAAATAATAATTGAAGAGCGCTCCCCGCTAAGTATGTTGTGAAACAATACATCAACCACTTTGTCGCGTTTGAATTCAAAATCAGCAACTTCAACCTCCACATTCGCACATTCCCCCAATTCCACCATCGGCACAAACTTTTCCCCTTTGTGGGTGATCTCTTTGGTGAGGTCGGACATCGGGCGGAGAACGGCTTGATATGTGTCAATATGGCCTGCACCCAGAATGGTAAAGTCTTTTCTGATATCTAATAGCTCTGCTACTACAGGGACATTAGTCGGCGGTCTCATAATTCGAAGTCCATACGGCAGATAGCCGCAAATATCTTTCAGTTCAAGTGTTTTCATAGCTCTTTATTTTTGAAGTATTCGACAATCTCTTCGGCGGTGGCTTTGCGGGGTTTTGTCCTATACATCATATGCCACGCGACCATATCAGCTTTATTTGTTGGGCACAACTCAAAGTGATACCCATCCGTAAACCACTGTTCCCGGTTGTTCTCGTAATTCATCGCCGCCAGGGCTTTGAATAAATCAGTATCAGTTTGACAATCGTAAGCCCCGTCCCTATTTGCATCGGTAAGCCATATTCTACCGTCTGAATCGGTAGCTATCAAACAACTATCGCGTATAAATGGGAAGTGAGTATATCCAATCCCTTTCAGCCACTCGATCAACTCTTTTCGCTTCTCCGGATTCTCAACCCGAACAAAGCAGGGGGTAGTGAAGGTCATTGCTCGTTGAGTCTTTGAATGAAATCGTTTAGTATATCACACAGATAATCATCAGTCCGCAACCTATGGTCACAACCAGCACCACTTTGTGTGCATGCGAAACAACACGCCTCCACCGCTCTTGCTTTCAGCGCTTCGATCTTCTCTTCTGCGTCCTGCTCGGCAAGCTCGACGACCTCGGTAAATAGGCGGCAATACTCTTTTACTGTCTCGACCTCATTTTTGGTTACAAAACCTGCTGTAAATTTCTTACGGTATCTCTCAATTGCTTCTTCTGCTCGTTTGCTTTTCATTTCATTATCTTTTCATAAAACACATCCAATGGGTTTTTGAGGCTTTACCGGACTTATGA